CATACACACTTGAGATTCATTATCATTTATTGGTTTAACATGACGACTCGACGCCCCCACGTATACACCCGTATTAGTAAAACAACTCAAACCGAAGGTAGTGGTTTAGACGAACAATCTACCCGCATAGAGCAGTATTTAGAGGCTAAAAAGCACTTATTTGAAGGTGATATAACCTACTGGCAAGATATTGGCCTTTCAGCGTACAAAAACAAGAACATTCAAGATGGACAACTGGCCGAGTTCATTAAACTAGTGGATGAAGGCAAGATCGGTGAGGGTGATGCACTGATAATTTATAGCCTCGACAGACTATCGCGGCGTTCTTCTTGGGATGAAACAACCATACAGCACCTCGTAAAAAAGGGCGTTGAAATCCACGATGTGAGTACTCCAGTAGTACTGAATCGTGAAGACTCCATGTCAAAAATCATCATGGAATTGATAGTTACCCGTGGCAATAACGAATCAAAAATAAAATCGGAAAGAAGTACCGCAGGTTGGGAGAAACGTCTAAACGACACGTTGAATGATGGACGAGTGTTTACGAGAAAACTACCACGTTGGTTAGGCTCAAATGACGATGAATACATAGTGATCAAAGAAGAAGCCGAAATTATTCAGCGTATATTTCGTGAGTATACCAATGGCATGAGCAGCCCAATGATTGCACGGCGTCTAAATGAAGAAGGAATTAAAAGCACGGGAGAATCTCTATGGCGTCCAACAACGATCACTAAGCTTATCAAAGATGAACGTCTTAGAGGGAATCTTGTTCGTGAGAAGATAACTTTAATCCCGAATGTTTTTCCGAGGATAATTGATGATGAATTATTCGTGCTGGCAAACAGAATCTTAAGTACTAATGCTGTAGGTAAGAAGGGTAGGCCGAGGGAGAACAACAAGACAAGAGAAGTTTATAATATCATTACTGGTATTGTACGTTGTGGTAAGTGTGGTTCAAAGGTTACAACCAGTAAAAATGGACGAGGTATGAGATATATAGTTTGTCTTTCCCGTCTCAATTATCAGATCTGTGGTCAAAAAAGCATAAGACTTGAAGAAGTAGAAAAAATAGTCATTAATCATGTAAAGCAGATTGATATGAGTAAAGTACTATCAATTTCGAATGTTGATACAACAATTGAAGCACAACTACATGCTGAACTCATAGAGTTAGAAGTTGAAGAACAGAATTGTAATGAGAAAATTGAAGAAAGAAAAAGACTGAAACAACGTTCATCATTGCCCTTGGCAACAGCCCTAACAGACATTCAAGATCGTATTGAAGAAGTAAAAAGTGAGCTTTTGAATTTACAGGTACAGGAACAGTTGCCAGATATTAGTGGTGTTGATGTTTCAGTGTTGATGGATGTGAGTAACGTAGAGCTACGTATGAGCCTACGTAAATTCGTAGTGCAGGTTATAGACGCTATTACATTTAGGTACTTAGGTAGTCATTGTCTTATTGAGTTTAAATATAAAAAAGGTATATATAGGCATGTTGTTATTATCAATAAAAAAACATTCGAAGTTGTTCACGAGATATCTATAACACAGGAAAGGGGAGTTATTACATACCTTACTAATACCTTTGGTGTGCAGGAAATGCCTAGTACTAAAGAGTGTCGATTCGAGTTCCATCCAGAAAGAGATTTCAATCGTATAGATTACTACTTGTTGACTAATTATATGCAGGGATTGAAAGATAAACAGTACATTATTGACTTTATGAATAATAATGACCAACTAAACTATTTGTTAAGTAATGTTTGAGGGGGGTTACCCTATTTGAAGCATTGTTTTGACTGTTTCAACTAAATACTCCTATAAAACCATATAGGAGTACTTTATGAACTGGTTCGTCACAATAATCTGCGAAATCCTCGGAACCTTGATCTACTTGTGTATCATTTTCCCCTTGGGATTGTTTATCTATCTTTTTATCACGTTTTTAATGGTAATGTGTTTGCCTTTAAAGATAGATGTAATAAATAAATATGTTATGAAACGATTATCGAATTCAAAAGATAAATAAACTAGATATTACATCTCTAATGTAGGTTTTTGGAACGTACAAAAATAATCTGGTATAATCAGGTGTAAAGCCAATCTCCAATGAATGCCCTAAGTGACATTAGGGCATTTTTTCGGTTTAAGAAAAAGGAAAAATGTCGCCAAAAGGAACTGTGACAATGAAAGTTAATAAAGATAATCGTATAACGGTACGACTAACTGATACCCAATACGCAATGATTGAACAAATAATGAATGATGGAAAGGCAAAGACTCCATCAGCGGCACTACAACATTTGCTAAATGAATTAGCAATAAAAAATAGTAAGTAAGTATATGGCAGGATGCCAAATTTTATGGAAAGGATTTCAAATGAAAGAATTTATGAAACAATTCACACTAAGCAGTACTGAATACATCAGTAGCATAATAAGTGAGATTGATATCTCGAATGGTGTTACAGCAATCATAGCTTCAGTAGGTTCAGGCAAAACTACTGATTTTGTGAATAAGATAAATGTACTGATTGGTGTGCCACTAATTAGTATCAAACAAAGTGAGATTGATAAAGGTGCTCAAAATATCTTTACGTGGCAATCAATCATACTAAAGGTACAATCAAGTAGTGATAAATCTGAGTATAAAAACAAGACTTTAGTAGTCGATGAAGCACACGGTTTGTATATGGATTACAACTACAAACCAACCGTAATCCGTGAACTAATTTCAATATTCCCCTTCTTCAAATCAGTTGTGATTATGACTGGTACATTAGAACAAGAGTACATCAATAGCTTCCACATAGACCGCTTCTACAGCGTCTACAAGCCACAAAGGGCAAGCAAGGTACTCGATACCTATATCTATGATAAGAACGGTATAGCGGCGTTTGAAGCGTTTATAAATGCACGTAAGGGTAAACGCAAAACTATCGCACTCGTAAATGATAAGAGTCAATGTTACCAGTTGGCAGAACGATATGGAGACAGGGCATTAGTAGTTAATGCCGATGAAAAAGCAAATGATGATGTACTTGATCTATATGCAACACGATTAATGGGTGATAAATGGGATCTAATCTTAGGTACTAACTCAATAAGAGAAGGGTTGAGTATTGAAGATTGTGTGGAAGATGTTGATGTATTGATTTTTGGTCATACCGATCCCGATGTTATCGAACAGTTTAGTAATAGGTTCCGTAACGTATCAGGTGTTAAACATGTACATTACTTTGTTTCAAAGAGTGAAGTACGTGAAATTCCCGATTTTGATATTGAAAGATTTACTGATAGTGCTCAACGTTTCGGTGATCTGGTGAATGAATTTTATAAATCAGAAAACAATGATGATTTCTATCGTGAGTACCTTCGTAGTACCTATCACTCTGAGGCTAAAGGTAGTCACCTACGCTATAACAAGGAAACTGATTCATTCTTAGTTGATTTGATTTCTGTAGACGCAGAGTACTATGAACATAGACGTAAACAGACAATATTAGACCCTACCTTGTTTGAAAGTCGGATGATGAATTATGATTTCAGCGTTAATCCTGCACGGATTGTTTCAGGTGATTCAGAAGTTGCGGAAGAACTTAAAGAAGGTAAACGTGTAATGAAGGATAAGCAGATGGAAGAACGCAATAAACGCATTTCATCAATTACAGAAAGTTTTAGTACTGGCATCTTTGAGTATTCTGGTGATGAAGAATATGACTATGTAGTTGAAAGTATAAGAAAGCTATTAAAAAAAGGCTTAAAAACTGAGCAAATTTCAACCATTGTCGAGGGCATGATTGATAATAAGGATTTCATACGTAAACGAGTATGGCCTGATTTCAACTATGTAGATATACATACTAATGTACGTAATCAAATGTTGCGTTATATCGCTAAAGAGTGTCCCAACGATGAATTAGATATGTTCGATACCAGTATACTATCTGCGATGGCAATCAAGACAACACTTGATGAGTTTTTCAGGGGGGATGAAACTCAAATGAGAAAGAATAAGGAATGGTCTAAGTTAGTTGAATGGCGTGGTGGTCAATTAGAACCGAAAAGTGGTTATGAAGTGAAGATAATCAATAAGTACATCACATTAGATAATCGTAAAGATCGACGTCTCAATAGTAGTACTAACAAACATCTAACTCTAATTCTTGAGTACAAGGGCGTTGATCGGTACAAGGTTTATCCAGTGAAGTTCACCAATCTCACAGGGCTTGATATCGAGAAAGTGGAACCATCCGAAGAATTCAATGTAAAAACAGATGCAGAGATTTCAGTGATTCGCCAGCGTCTTTTAGCCGTGCGTTTTGCAGCGTGACGGTTTTTGTACCCAGTAAAAGGTATCTATTATAAAGAAAATATAGTGTTTTTACTGGGTACATTTCTACTATTACTACTTATAAATTAAAAGGCAATAAAAAGCAGCCCGAAGGCCGCCCATGTTTTAGCAAACTATTTATTGCCCATACAAGAGGCAAACATCATGGATGAACAATTTCTATATATGATACACGTAAAAAACATACATACTGGAAATCTTTATATAAAGTTAGGATACACAAGTGATATCTTAAGAAGAATGGAAGAACTTGCAAAAAGAAATACGCATTACGAATATTCTAACATACAGTTATACCAGCACTCGAAAAAGATACTTGGATACATTCATGATGAACAGAAGATTCATAGTACTCATAAGAAAAATAGGGCATATATAAAGCGTGACAGTATGCCAGAAGGATATACTGAATGTTATGATTCTTACTATAAGAATGATTTAGTGAAACACTTTAGATATTTGGGATATCTATGTGTATATGATGAATATTATGAAAGTACTAAAGAGCAACCTATGTTTGAATGGGAATAGGTGAATATGAAGTACTCTAATAACTCTCAGTCAAAGTACTTCATAGTCACCTATACTTGACATGACCAAGTGGATTGTAGTTCCATCGACATAGGCAATGAGGGAAATGACATGGATACTGTTGAACAACTGAATGATACGTACTTCTATGGTGGGACATCGAATCTGAGTGCAGGGCAGCTTTTTTTCTGGATTATGATAGATGAAACCCTCGATCACTTCGGCATCACTGATATAGCGGCAGTTACTGCGATCTATCTTGGTTCCAATACTCTTACTGTCGCTGGTAAATTCGCAGGTGCTACCCCAGGAACCTCAGTTGTCTCAACTTACTCAAGAAAGCTTTTCCGTGACCGAATGATGCCTATGCGTCTACCGACATGGATTGGTTTTCCACCAAATGTAAAACGAGTGATGACCATGCGGCTAGGTACATTCGTTGGTAGGACTATTCCTGTTATTGGGTGGGTGCTTCTTGCAGCGGATGTGACAACGATTACCTTTAAAGCGATGAACAAGTACAACACAATTGCACGTCCAGCAGATAGAGTATGGTGAAAATGAACACGGAAAATGAAGTACTAAAATGGTATCAAGATAAATGGAACAAGCCTACGTTGCCTTTCTTTAGAAAACCATTGCTATCACCTGAAACGAGCCTTTCAACAGGTAAAAATCCTTGGTCTGCTGATGATGCAATAGTAATTGTGCAAGACTACTTTGCTTCATTTAATGTCGATGAGAAAGGTTTCGATTTTAGAAAATATTGGCCTAATGAAGAAGTATTTTTACCATTAAATGCTTTACGTACTAAAGAAGAAAAATGGAAGTGGATAGAACCAAAACCACTTACTATAAAGATGCTTATAGAATCAGCGATTGCTGGATATTGGCTCTATGATTAATTTGCATATATGATAGTACTCTTCAATGAAAATGTTGAGTACTTTTTAGAGTCGCGTATTAATTACAATGCAAATACAGAGTTAGATACTATGAAGCACTTCATGGCTTTACAATTGTGTGAATAGCGTTCTAAATATTAGTTCTTATCAAAGTATTTTATTGGTGAATCATACAGTTTGTCGAATTTTTTATATAAAGACCTAGCTTCATCAGCATGGCCCATAATTGTATGGCCCAAATCCTCTAGATACTTATAAACTCCAGTTGAATCACGATATTCTGCTTCAATCTCTTGTAAACTTAGCACATGTGCATACAAGGTGTCCCAAAATGTCTTTAAATGTATTACAAATGAGCTGAAATATATTTTATCTAGTTCTGATGCAAGTACATAAGCTTTATTTTTTTCATAACTGAATCCAAGTTTGTTTAACATTCTCATGTTGCTTTCAAGATTGACTTTGATTTCATACATTTCATTAATTTTATCTATTTCTTTCTTGATGCTTTCGAGTGAAGGGAGCATGCCTACAAAATTATCATTGTTTTTTGCTCTAGATATAATGGCAGTATAATATTTTGAAGCTCTCGCTGAATTTAAAAAATAATTGTATATGAATTCATGGTTATTAACTATAACCTCTTTAGATAAGTGATATAAGTCGTTATTCATCTTACTATTAACCCACTTATGAGCTTGGGAAGCAGCATAAATAGCAGCACCAGCCATTACCCAATCAGCGACTGTACCTGTAATATCATACCAAGCCATATCGAATCCTTAATTAACAAATAATTCGTTATAGTGCTTCATGATCTTATTATGCGATCCCCGAACAATTTTGTACTTATCGCTTATTTGTTTGTCATACTCAAAGCTATTTTGAAGTCTAAATCGTGTCTCAGAAGCACCAATTGAGAGAGCATCTTCTATTGTATAGGATAACGTTAAGTGGGCATCAATAATATTTATAAACTCATCTTTATTTTTTGCTTTTAAACCCCACAAATCCATACGTTCCATTGCAGTTCTGAGGTTTATCGTATTTTTCCTATAAGTGTAATTTTTTTCTTGGATTTTGTTCCAAAGTTGTCTGAATTTATCTGCATCGCCTTGAACATCCGGATCAATGTTGATGGTTTTTTTAGCTTCACTATGAAGATAAAAAGCATCTTCCTGAATTTTGCAAAAAAGGCCAATAAGTTCATCAGCAAACCTAAACTTCTTTTCATTGATTTTTGGTGAGAGCCAATCTTTAGCATTCCACGCTGCATACACAGCTGCACTAGCCATTGCTATGTTACATAAGGAATCAATAACATCAGATGTATTACCAAACTCCATAACATGTTCCTTGTTGAAAATTGGAAGTACTAAACACACTTAGATAGCTAAGATTGATATAAAGAATATGTCTATTTTTCTCATTATTGTGATCTTCAACATTAGGGATTCTACCAGCTATAGATAGCTACACATTGAACGCCCCGTTCTCATGAAGTATCGATAGCTGGTAGTGGAAGATGATTTTAGTACAAAAACGCATACAAATAGATCGTTTTTATCGATCGATAACTGTTTATTAATAGTCAAAAGTGATCAATAATTGGTGCTCAAGAAGTTTAAAAAAATGCCGATAAAGTGCTAAACCAAACACAAAGGACCACATTATGACCACCGCTAAAAAAACAACATTAACATCTATACTGTTTACACAGATACAGGGCGACGAAGAACAGTTCATCTCTGACCAAGCAACAAGTGTTGCTGATTATCTTATTAAAAAAAGTGATTCAGTTCAGATGGATACTGTACTGGCAATATTGAAAGAGGCAGTGAAAAAGTATCCATCTCTTCTCAAAGAGAAAGCAGAGCAAGAAGCCAAAGACGAAGAAATTCGCCAGCAACAACAGGCAGAAGCGAATGCGGCTGCGAAAGCAGAAGAAGAACGCATTAAAGGCGAGAAGGAAGCTATGCTTCAAAAATTGCTTACCGCAGGTATTGACGCAGACACCGCAGACTTTGCTGTAGAGGCATCTTTCAAAAAGAAATTGGCAACTACTGGCGGCGTGTATCAACGTGTTAACGTGACCGTTGACGGCCAGCAGTACGACATGCCAGTACGTGGCAACATGAGCAAGCAACTCAAAGAACTGCTAGCCACAAAAGGTTTCAAAGACAACCGCGAAGGCTTCATTAAAGAGTACCGTAGCTGAAAACCAAATGTGATAGGAGCCACTCAATTAGGAGTGGCTTTTTTTATAAAAATAATAAATAAAATAACTAAACCAAACGGAGAATTTAATATGATTACAAACTACGAGGAAGGATATCTATTCGTACACTACAATTCACAATACCGAATCTATAACCCGTACTTATTAGAGCTAGAAGATGAATTAGATGTTGATGACTTCATTGTGGAAGATCGAGAATTTAATCAGTACATCTTAGAACAGCCTTTGTCCGAGTACTTAACAAAAGCAACAAACGAACCATGGTATGATTTAGCTGTTGAAGCTTGTAAGTTACTTTTATAGCAGAGGGCTGAAAGTAATAGCTCCGAATCAGTCGAGTACTCCCCCCACGTATAAGCCCCTGTAACGCTCTCAGAGCGGAGCTGATTCCACCCAGTTGTTGATATCAAAATCCTCAAATGCCCCCTCACAAAGCGTCCTGTGAGGCTGTAGGTACTCCCCAGCCCCTGAAGCCAAGCGAGTTTTCGGCCACGCAGTGTTTTAATTATATGTGAAAAAAGATCAGTTACCCGAACCGATTATTACTAAACCTAATTTATGACATTTATCAGCATGGACTTTACCACGGCATTTACAAATATATAAAGTGTCATGTAAAACTGAAAAGTCATTACTGCTAATATTCTTCAATTCTTCATTGGTTCTATTAATCGTCAACTTACTAAAGTTTCGATAAAAACCAATACACCATGCTGACCTTCGTTTGAGTCCTGTTTTTTTGTAATGAGATTTAACGATTTCATTATTTTTAATTAAATCATCTATCATGTTGTTAACTAAAGTTGTGGGTTTTTTACCAAGCTTGAATTCAAGATAGATAAATCTATCAAGTCGCGATCTTTTTTTTCTAAAGATTAGGTCTACAAACATATGAGATCTTCCTGACTGATGCCTTCTATCTGAAATTGCTCGAAGCTCACGCTTTGCTTTATATTCTAAGCTATCTTCTAAAAAAACTCATATTCAATTTGAAACCATTTTTCCCAATCATTCGTGCCCTTATCTAAAATATGTGCGAGCTTAACTTTTGTGTTTTTATGCGAGAAGAACTTATACAGCGAATCTTTGACAGTTTCAAAATCGTGATTGCTCATGAAATATACTTATAAATATAATTAAACAGAACAGGATTATATAAATATGATTTCAATAAATCAATTAGCAAAACAATATGGTTATGATGAATCAACAATACGGAAGATTTGGGTTACTAAAGGATTGGATGTTACTAAAGCAGACCAAGAAGTATATCAATGGATATGCGATAACATTCTCGAACCACTACGCAATACTGACGTTAAAGAACAGATTGAACAAAAAAGACTTGAGAAACTCACAGCAGAATCAGCATTAACATTAATAGAATTAGCTGAGAAAGAAGAAACAGTAATTAGTACTCAATACCTTGAATCCGTAATTACTGCATATCTTCACCAAATTAAAACATCAATACGTTCTATTCCGAATAGAATATACCTTGAATTATTTGCTATGACTGATGCAAAAGATGTACGCGATAGGATTAAAGATGAAATAGATAAAACATTATATGAGTTGGGTCAAATGGAATTTGAACAACTGCCAGAAGATACGGAAATCTTAGATGAAAACGAACAAACAGAAACTATCGATACTTTTATCGAAATTACAGAAGACAATACAACCTCCGAAGATACAGAAGATAAGTGATTATGTTCAGGAAGTAATGGTACTACAAGATGGGCCAAGTGCAGGACTGCCATTTGTTCCCTTTGGATTTCAGAAAGAACCTATGGATATCGCACAGGAAAGAAGTACTAAGAAAATAGTAATACAGGCATGTTCTCAACTTTTAAAAACGCAAGTAATGACTGCAATTGCAATTAATACTATGGCAAACGATCCGAAGAATTTTGCATTTGCATCAAGTAGTGCAGACGATATCAAGAAGTTTAAAACTGCAAAATTCGAATCGGTAGTAGATGCAAGTCCACAATTAAAATTACTAATAACTGACAAGTCAGATAAGAATGCCACTAACAGTGCTAAACAAACAGAGCTAAAGAATGGTACTAATATATTCTGGCTTAACCTTAACACTCCAAACAATTTACGTGGATTAACATTAGCCACTATCCTTTGCGATGAAATCTCAGGAGTAGAGATCGGAGCACAGGGAAATCCAATTAAATTAGCAGAAGCACGTACAAGTACTTTTGGTGATGATGCATTAGTTGTACTTGCAAGTACTCCATTGTTCAAGAATGATTTGATTAACAGTGAGTTCAATCTCTCAGATAAACGTTATTGGTTCGTTACTCACACATGCGGTCATGAATATAAATTTGAATGGGAACAGGTTAAGTTTCAATTCAAACAACTTGAAAATGGACGTGCTATTCCAGATTCAAGTACTGCTAAATTATTGTGTCCACATTGCAATGAACATATTGATGAGCATACACGCCACCAGATGGTTAACGCAGGTCGATGGATTGCTACTAATACAAGTGGTGAAAAGGGCGTCAGGGGGTATCAGATTAGCCGTATGTATTCGCCCCTTAATACTATAGAAGAAATGGTAAGTAAGTACGCTGACGCTTTATATAGTTTTAATCTTCAAACCTTCTATAACAATGAACTGGGTGAAGTCTTTGAAGATGAGTATCAGAAAGAAATTGATGTGATAGCACTTGAGAATATGCGGGCTGACACATTCAACGTTCACAACATACCAGAAGATGTACTTGGAATTTGTATCGCAGCAGACCAACAGTTAGATCGATTGGAAGCTACTGTAATTGGTTTTAGTGAAAAGGATGTTTGGGTACTGGGTCATGAATTCTTTTACTCGCACGATTGTACCAAGATTGAAGCCCATGCATGGAATGAACTTGATAAGTACTGCAAACAGTCCTTTAAAACGCCATCAAACCGCCTGATACCTACATTGGCGGTGTTTGTTGACTCAAGTAATGGTAATGCTACCGAAACAGTAAAACGCTTTACAAGCCGTTGGGCGAAGTACCATCCGATCAAAGGTTCCAGTAGTACTACATCCCCGTTGTTCAAGAAGTCCACAGAAGCAGGTTATAAACTTCAAATTCTAAATGTTCATGAAATGAAACTAACCATCAGGCAATTACTAAACCATATGCTTAGTGATGAACCTGATTTAGCACCAACAAGACTACATTTCAGTAGTTCATTACCACATGATTATTTTGAGCAGTTAACAGCCGAAGAACTAAAACCACGTGGGGGGAAATTGCAATGGCGACTAAAGCAGGGGCAGAAACGAAATGAAGCCTTGGACTGTTTAGTATATGCACTTATAGCCCGCGAGTATGCCGTAAGTAAATTAGGTACTGCTCAACCATATAAGAAATTGCGTATGCATAGGGCCGAGGAAGTACAACTACCTTTAATAAATAAAGAAGAAACTAAACAATTACCAGTACAAGAACCTAAAAGGAAATCTACACCAATCCGACAACCAAGGAAGGGGAATAACTGGTTCGGTAAATAAGGAAATTAAATGGCAAATATATTACCAGAAAAGATCTATATGCTAACAATGCCATATGATCAAAAGGTAAAACTACCCGCCAATACTACATTAGTTGTCAATTATCTCAGTGGTAGTAACACAAGTATTACTCTCACTAATTCAGATTCAGTACCAAAGGATTTCACCTTAACACTCGATATGAATGATAGTAATGAAAAACTATTTTGTGTGCAGATTAGTGGTGCTCAATCTATTAACTTTGTTTCAGAATTAATTAATCCGGCAAAATACACTACAGAGTATGCACAATTAGTTAATCTCATCAAAGAAATTGATGCAGTAATTGAAGCACGTGTGCTGGGTAATGCAGTCTATAGTATACAAATTAATAATAAAACCTTGATCAGTGAAACGCTAACAAATCTTGAAAATATGCGTATACGTTATATTAAACGTGCAAACGCACTTTGGGGAAGTATGAACGATCAGCCAGTAAATGGTAATGGTCGCCCGTTCAAATCAGTAACGGTTTTTCGTGATCCTAATTATCCGACTAGATGGGGTACACGATAATGTTTTGGAGAAAAAAAGAAGAAGTAAGACCGCAAGTAAAACCAAAGAAAATTAAAGAAAAGTACTTTGATAAACCACAACAAACACTCAAACGAGATTTGCAGAATGTTCGTGGAATGAGTACCCCAATAATTAATTTTGGTTTTACATCAGGTACAGGCTCACAGAATCTTAATAATTTAATCCGCTGGTTTCTTAGTGATTGGCGTAATGTATCACGTGAAGCAGTACTAAAGAATCCACTAGGCCGTAAGTACATGAACCTCTCAGTAGATGGGGTTATTGGGGCAGAAGGTGTTTATGTAAAACCGGCACCATCATTGGATTATATGAGTCAGGATGAATTACATGAACTGAGTCAGAAACTTGAAAAACGTTTCGACCGCTGGGCATATGATGCAGATCGTTTTAGTCTCGATGGTTCAATGACATTTGATTTATTTCAACAGACTATTGAGAAAATAAGAGTACAAGACGGTGAATGTTTCATTCGTATGCATAAGATTAATGGAACTTTGAAGCTTGAAATCGTTGATGCTGTACGTTTAACACAGAACAATAATCAGTTCCTAGATAATGGTAATTTTATTTCAAATGGTATTGAGTTTGATAAAAATCATAAAGCAGTAAATTATTATTTTTGTACCTATAATCCCATCACATATACATATGATCAAACATCATATGAAATAGTACCTGCAAGTGAAATCTATCATTACTTTATTGCTGATCAAATGGGGCAGGAACGTGGTATTCCAGACATGATTAGTACTTCGAAAACTATGGAGGATCTTAAGAATTTTACAGAAGCAGCATTAGTAGCCAAACGTATTTCTGCAAGTACCACGGCTTATATAACTAACAATAATAATGATACTGACCAAGTAGATTTAATTGCTGGCGAAGATAATAGTACAGCTACCTATACTGAGTACCTCGAAGCAGGAGCGGTTTTTGAGCTTGGTAAAAATCAAGACATTAAAACTGTTAACCCACAGGCTGGTGTAGATCGTATTGGGGAATTCACCAGTGAATTGATGGATCAAATCGCTATGGGTTTGAACGTAACTAAACAATCCCTAATGGGCAGTACCGCTGATGCATCTTTCAGTGCAGCTAAGTTAGCAGAACGTTTACAGGCTACTACTTTCCGTACCCGTACTAATGTACTTATCAGTAAAGTACTTAAACCGATTTACATCGAATTCATAAAAAACGAATTACTAAATAATAACACTCTTAATCTATCTTTTTCAGATTTTGATGATCTCAGTTGTGCTCGTTTTATCCCAGTCAAACCAATTAGCTTAGATCCTACTAAGGATATACAGGCGGAAATTATGCTATTGGATGCGGGATTAAAATCTAAAACTCAAATCATTAGTGAATTGGGCGGTGATCCACGAATAACCTTAGAAGAAATAGAAAAGGAACAAAATAAGGAAATAGAATCAAATGGATTTGAATCTAAAGAACAACAACCAAATGCGGGAGATGACGCTACCAGTTCGGGCAATTGATATTGAAAAGCGTGAAATCGAAGTGGCGTTTGCGACAGAAAACCCCGTCGGTCGTGATATTGACGGGAAGTTATACTACGAGATTCTTCAATGTAATGAGAATAGCGTAGATCTTTCCCGTATTAATAATAAAGGTGCAGTACTCTTTAACCATGATAGGGATAAATTACTTGGTGTAGTTGTTAGTACTAATATCGGAGCGGATCATGTATGTAGAGCTACTTTACGAATAAGTGAAGTCGGGCTTGGTAGTACTATGTGGGAAATGATACAGGAAGGAATTCTAAATCATATCTCTGTGGGCTATAGCATTTATGATTATCGTATGGATGGTAGCAATATTATTGTTACATCTTGGGAACCAAGTGAAATTTCATTAGTAACAGTACCTGCCGATGTGAATTGTTCAATTGGTCGTAGTTTTGGCCGTGATGATACTTTTGTAGAAGTCCTTGAGGATGAATCAATAAATAGTACAGAGAATACTATTGAAGAGGAAACACTCATGGAAGAACAAGAAGGCATGGAAGAAACTCGCCTTGAAAATGATATTTCGGATGAAGAATTAGAAGCACTAATTTCTCAACGTCCAGAGCTATTACAGAAACTACAACAAAGCGTAGAGCCTGAACAATCAAGTAATGATGAAGATAATGAACTGCGTGATTTAGAAGAATCTGATCCAGAAATTGAAGAACCAGATGAAGAAGAAGAACGTAAACGGGAATTATCAGCAATCGGTAAAGTACTAAATGTGGATGTATCGGAAGCAATTGAAAAGGGAATTTCAATTTCTGATTTCAAACGTTCACTAAATACAAATAATAAAACCCATAACGTTAAGGATAACAAAATGGAAAAATCCGTAATTAATGGTTTAATTCGTCAAGCAGCCGAAGGTAAACCATTTGAGGGTACTCGCCTTGAAGTACCAGTAAACCAACTACGTGCAACATCTACCGCTCCTGCTACTGGTGGTGCATTGGTTAAAGAAGTATATGTTGACTCATATATTGATGTTTTACGTGCTAATAGTATTTTTGCACAGTTACCAATTCAAACTTATTCAGGTTTGGAAGGTGAAGGTAATCTAGTACTGCCAAAACTATCATCTGATTTCACTGCAATGTTTGATTTCATTGAAGAAGGTGCTGATAGTCCATTAGTTGATGCTAATTTTGAAAAGTTAGTACTAAAACCTAAAACCTTCTCAGGTTCAGTACCAATTACTCGTACACTAATTAAAAGTGCTGATACCGCAGAACGTTATGTTCAGGATGCTATGGTGCGTGGTGCTGGCTTAAAGTTAGAGAAAGAAATTCTTACTAGTATTGTTACAGCCGCTACCAAAGAAACATTAACAGGTGCTATCACACAGGAAGATGTTCAAGGTGCACTTGCTAAATTAGCAACTGCCAATGTAACTATTGATTCAGTAGTAGCAGTAGTCCATCCGGCTACCGCCGCAGTACTACGCTCGACATTAGTTGGTGCTAACACCGCTGCAAAATACATGATTGAAGGTTATCGTTTTGACGCTTATCTATGCGATTCAGTGCGTATTATCGAAAGTACTCAAGTAGCAGCAGGTCAAATCGTTTTTGGTGACTTCTCAAATGTTGTGATCGCTAGCTGGGGTGGTTTAGCTGTAGACCGTGATGATACTACACTACGTGCAAGTCAAGGTATTGTATTACGTACTTTTGCGTTTATTGATCACGCAGTTGCACACGATGAAGCATTCTATGTAGTTAAACTAGCCGCATAAGGATATAGATATGAGAGCATTTTCAAATGCACAATGTGATGCATTTTTAAGTGCTTTCGGTCAAAAAATTCAAACTTCTACGGGAAGCACTTTTATAGGAATTGTAGAAGTACTTCCCGTTTCTATTGAAGCAGCGAATGGATTTATCGAAAGCACAGAAACTTATGTCAGCATGAAAAAAAGTGATTTATTAATTTCTCAAGTGTCAGTTAATACAATACTACTTATAGACTCAGCACAATACACTGTATATAACATTATCGATGATCTTTCAGGAATGGTGGAAGTGTATTATCGTACTGTTGAGAGTTCTTCTTTTGCGGAGGACTATTAATGAAATTAGTACAACAAGTACGTCAAACAATGAAGCAACTCATTAATGCTACTAAGAATATGAGAGTATCGCGTGACGTTGATGTTTTTACACAGATAGCATTTGATTATTCTCTTAGCAGTATTACTTTCGGCAATCAGAGACAAACTGGTCATTTTACAATTCAGTACTTAGTAAGTCCTAAACCAGAATCAGGAAATACTGCACCATCTGTGACATATGATCAAATAATAAGTACCTTTGATAATCAGAAAGCAGAAGCCTTCAAAGGTGCAGGTTTAATAATTCTAGGTTACTCATATGAACAGAGTGATATCGTCACTGATCCTACTACCGGTTCAGTAAGTTTATCTTTCACAATAAATATTCATGTAGCGGAGAAGACAAGATAAGGAAATCTTAAAGAATGTCAGATATTATTTTAGGTACAAATTTTAAGTTGTACTACAACACAGATTTAGGGAATGGTAGCCCACAGGGAGTAGGTAATGTAATAATTAATGAATTATCTGAGTTTCCTGAATTAAATATAAGCAGCGAAACTAATAATTTTGAAACATATGATAGTGACTATGTATCTAAACTATTATCAGATATGACAGTTGGTGAAATGGGCTTTACTGTAAATTATATTCCAACAGACCCAACTCATCAATTTCTGGATAATGCAGCATTAAATCAAACAGAGTTTCAATTAGTACTTGAGTATTCATTCAATTTAGATACCAAAACAGTTTCATATGCCATTGTGAACGGTAACATCGTTAGTACTCAACTCTCAGGTGATAAAGATCAGGTAGTACAGAAAGAGTACACATTTGTGCACCAGCAAGTCATGGCCCGTTCAATGGTCGCAACAATTGTTAATCAACTTGATCAAGGTGATTTTGGTGTCGGTTCGAACGGTATTACTGTTGCACAGTACTCGCCGGATAAACCAACAGGGAACAGTTTTATTAAAATTCCTGCATCACAAGCTGGTAATCCTGCATCGGCGGATATGATGGGGATCGGTTGGACTGATAATAATCAAGTATGTGACTTCGCCGTAACAAAGTCTGGAGCGTTGGGTATCTATGCTAAGAACGCGAATACGGCATGGACACGCATCTATACCGTCACACAAAGTGATGCAGTATATGTCCCCCTAACACGAACAGTTAACGGTAAACCATTATCCGCGAATGTAACCTTATCTAAGTCTGATATTGGCTTAAGTACTGTTACTGATGACGCACAGTTAAAAATTGCAAGTAATCTTGCTGATGTTGCAAGTGTACCTGCTGCACGTATAAACCTTGGACTGGGTACCGCCGCAGTACAGAACATTGGTACCAGTGGGGCAAACGTACCCTTGATGAGTACTAACAACACTTGGTCTGGTGTTCAAACATTCGTAGGGCGTACTTTCATTACTAACCTTGCCAGTACAACAGCGGGTACTTATAACGGTACCGCTAACGTTACACAAGGCGTTACGGGTACTTTACCAGTAGCAAGCGGCGGTACAGGTGCGAGTACTCCAGAAGCTGCACGAGCATCTCTAGGCGTAACCTATGGGAGTACTTCTGGTACGGTCACACAAGGTAATGATCCACGCTTGAGTACTGTAGACGGTAATACAGGCGGTACCATTACTGGGAACCTATCTGTATCCGGTACTTCCGCTAGCCGAGAGAACATCATCTCATACAGACAGCTATTGAGCCGTACCGATGCTTTTAGTCCTTATACAGTCTATAACAGGGCTGATCAGGTCGATGGTGTCTTACCTACGGCAGTTACGAGCATTGGTGATATTACAGGCCGTCTTAGTACTACAACTGGCGATCCCTATGGGCGTCTGCTTGGTGGTATCACATTCCAGTACAACACTACAGGTGGTGGTAGAACAGTAATTGCAGCTCGTAACCCAGCTCAGAGTATTACCAGCTCGATTATTCTTGATGGTGACGCTGCACAAGCAACTGTAGCAGGTGCACTACAGGTGAACGGCAATCTTTCAGCTACTAGTCTAGCGTTGAGTACTGCTTTACCCGTTGTCTCAGGCGGTACAGGTAACAAAAACGGTACCGTTGGACAATTAACTACACCACGTTCATTTATTACTAACCTTGGAAGTACTGGGGCCGTTAACTTTGATGGTACAGCTAACGTTACACAGGGCGTTACGGGTACTTTACCTGTAGCAAACGGCGGTACAGGAAACACAACAGGTATTGCGAATAATGTATCTGGAGTTGTGGCAATTGCTAATGGTGGTACAGGAGCAAATTCTGTAGATGATGCACGAAATAATTTCGGTTTAGGTAAAGGTCAAGATGTCCAATTTTCATCATTGAATTTAAACACAACAGGTTTACAGAATAGCGGTATTGTATATCTCAATATAACCAATTCCAGTAATGCTATTACAAGTCAAGCACGTATGTATCATGAAATGCAGAGCGGATTAGGGAAATTAACGTTGCACGTCAATGCAAATAGTAAAAATAGATATTATCAGTTTGATGAAAATGGATTATTTTCTGGTGTTAATAATATTAATGCTAGCGGTACAATCTCTGCTGGGGCTGTATCTTCTACCGGAAATGTATTTGCTAATCAGGGCAATTCCGTTGGAGTACTCACACAAAACGGTGGGAACAAAAACATATATATACAAAACGTTAATGGTGATGCAGATACAGGCGGTTGGGTAAATTTAATACAAGGAAACTGGTATCAAGGCTACTGGCAATTAGGAGCGATCCGTGGTGGTGGGCCTGATATTCAGTCAGTACGTTTGGGGATTAATAATCAAGGTACTAATTGGAAAACATTTGATTTTTACGATTCCTATGGTGGATATATACAGGCTGGGCGTGGGTATAAAGGTACTGGTTCAGGGCAGGGATGGGGCGGAGAATCCTCATACATGACGACACCGTTCTACACCGATACTGTATTGGGTAATCAGGGCGGCTGGGTACCATTAATCTCTGGTGGTAGTGCTAACACAGGTGGGTATAGGACTCGTGTAGCCTTTGGCGTAATTGGCGATCCAAGTAATTGGAGTTCCGCAGCGATTAAGCTACACGGAGATGATAAGTACCACAGAGCGTTCATGTTTTCTCAAGCTGGAGAAATTACGACGTGGGGACAAGATGGAGGCTGGGACGGTTCATATACTTTCCAAAGAGCAGCAACGTCAGATAGAACGCTAAAACACGATATCCAGTACACAGATGGTAAAGAATCCTACGATAGAGTAATGCAGTGGTTGCCTACCATGTTTAAGTACAATGGTCAGGAAACACAACGTTATGGACTAATTGCACAAGACTTACAGAAGATTGATCCCCAGTACGTTGTTAAAGTACAAGGGTCGCCAATTTTTACGATGGTTGATGAACTTGATGAAGAAACAGGGGAAACTAAAACTATAAGTCAAGAAACAGGTGATAAGAATCCTGATACTTTGGCACTTGATAATAACGTAGTACTCGTAGATTTGGCATGTGCGTTTAAGTACTTAGCATCTGAAATTTATCAACTTAAGCAAATGATGAATAAATAAATACAAACGGGGTAACGGATTACCCCAATAACATATATAAGGATATATAAATATGGCTATGGATATTTTCAGTGGTGCTAATTTAAAAGTTGAAATTGGTACTGCTGGTACAACAGTTGCTACGGACTTTGTTGAAGTACCTGAAGTTAATACATTCACTACTTCTGGATTTGAAAGTGCAGTAATTTCTGTTAAAACATTTAATACTGCATATGATCGAAAACTATTAGGTACTAAATCTATTCCCGATATCAGCCTTGCGGTGAACTATCTAGCGGATAATGAAGTACATAAAAAATTAGAACAGTTGGCTGAATCTCAAAAGCGTTGTCAGATTCGTTTAAGTTACTTTGAAGATGCAACACATACTACTGGATTTTATGTCGTGTACCAATGCTTCATTAGTACAACTACTATTGGTGGTGATAAAGATGAAGTAGTTACAAAGACGTTCACCTTAGCAGTAGATGGTGGTTCATTGGCTTCTGGCATTCTTCCAGTAGCACAATAATAAATAAAGGGAAGGTAAATTAATTACTTTCCCTTTTTTATTATGGAGAAAACAATGAACTTAGAAAATCTAAAAAAGAAATTAAAACCGAAACACGTACCTTTTGAAATTGAAGGTGAAACAATTTACATTCATCGTCCAAATATTAATGATATCTCAAAATGTAAGGATGTACCAAGTACATTAGTATATTGCGTGAAAGATGAAAATGGTGATCCAATCTTTGCAATTGAAGATATTGAGGGGCGTATTAACGTTAATATGATGGATAGTACTATTCTCAACAAGATTAATGAAGCCATTTTAAAGCTTTTTAATGATGCCGATCCTATTGAGGAAGTCGAAAAAAAGTAAGAACTGATAGTCACCTACGATACTTCTGTAAAATGGTTAATAAACGTGGATTATCCCCTGATGAGTACTTTAAATTAGATCCTGAAGTACTCAATATGCTAATGGTCTATGATGCATATATTGAACCGTCCGGTACGTATATAGATATGATGTATCATGCACATTCGTTATACAACAATACCATTAATAACCCCAACATTACTTCTGAGGCACGTAAATCATTTAAAGTAAGTGATTTTGATTTTCTTGGAGTACTTGACGATAGTACAACGAAAGAAAGACTAGAAAAGTATGAGAAAAAGAAAAAAGAAAATAATTCTAATAGTATATCTGCAATCGGTGAAGCTATTAAGAAACAAGTACTAGGAAAAAATAGCAATGTCAAATAATAATAAAATACGTGTCGATATAGATGGTGATGCAAGCGGGTTACAGAAAGCCCTTAAACAATCATCACAATCATTAAGTACTTTCGGTGGTGAAGCAGAAGGTTTTGCTGGGGATTTTGCGAGTACAATATCAGGCGGTCTGGGTAAGGCTTCTACAGTTATGACAGGTTTTGTAGGTGCACTTTCAGTAGCTGCATTAGGCATTGCCGCAACATTTGCAAAAGTACAAGAATCATCAGAAAAGGCTTTTGAAGTGTTTCAAGCTGCATCACTTAGTCAAATGGGTATCGCCCAAATACAGCAGATAGCGAATATGTATGCATCAGTTGGCCTTACGATGGAAAACGTCGCTGACCAACAGAAAGATTTAAAAGACAAATTACAAGATGCACTCTTTAACAAGGGTGGTTCGATGTACACTGACGTGATACAACCGCTTAAGTTGAATGTGCTAGAACTACAGAAGATGGCAGCACAGGGTGATGATGTTTATGCGAAGATATACTTCTCTGCTAAACAAATGGGTTATAACAGTCAAGAATTAGTAAACATGTTTGAGACTATTGGTAATGATGCAACTAAACGTCTAACAGTACTCAAACAATTCAATACTGAACAAGATTATAATAATTCTTTATCCAATCAAACTATCCAATTAACAGCAGAGCAATCATCACAGTTTGAGGAGTACCGAACGGCTACAAGAAATTTAGCAAATGCGTGGGATCAATGGAACAATTCTACACTTGCACCAATTGCTAAAAATCTCGCTGATATATTGGAACTTATAACTAAGATTTTGAATAGTAAACCAGTCAGTAATGCAGCCGTTGCAACTTCGAAGGAAGGTGTAAAAGCCGTTCAAGAATATCAAGCCGGATTCCAACAGGACTTACTCGCTAATTCTTCAATTTATGGTGCTCAGTTAGTTGAACAACAGAGAAAAGAACAAGCAGCAAACGATAAAGCATTTAGTACTTTAGTTTCTAATCTGGATGCAGCAAATGCCGTAATAAATCAGAAGAAACAACAGTACGCAGAAGGTAGTACTAAGAATACTATCAATTCAGTAATGAAGCAGTTCCAAACTACCAAGGAACAGACACAGGCTAAAATTGATGCCTTAGATGCACAATATGCACAGACCAAAGATGAAATTCAAAAGTCCTTGTATAAAGCTTATGATGGTGACCAAAAAGCGTTACAGAAAGATCTTGATAAACTCGCAGCCAGTTATAAAGGTTCACGCGATGCACTTATTAAAACTCGCGATGCTGATGATGATAAGGCCGCAGCAGAAGCAAAACGTAAGGCAGATGCATTATCTAAACAGCAAGCAGCCTTAGAAAAGAAAAATGCAGCAGATAGAATAACTGCAACACGCGATTTGAATAAAGCTATTGCAGATATGACTATTGATAGTAATGCAAGACAACTTGCTGAATTCGACCGTCAACAACATGAATTAGTACTAAGTATTCAGAAATCTGCAAAGACATTAGGTCTATCACAGGATAAGGTACAAGCTTTACTAACGCAGCAACAGTTATCAAGTGCCGCTAAACGCAATGATTTAATCAATGGAATGATTGGTTATCAAGATCCGAATAAGAGTCTTAAAGATACTAATAATCTACTACAGAATGGTAATCTTAATAGTACTCAAACATCATTTCTTGCAGACCAACAGAACAAAAGAATCAATGGTGATAATCCTTTTGCATATGACAATACTGACCAAAAGTTAAAAGATAATCAGGAAGCCATGAATGCAGAACTTGCACAAAATGATTTATTACTTAAGGGTCATGAAGATTATGAAAAACGAAAAGCTGAAATTACTGCTAAGTATAATACACAGGCTATAACTATCAGTAATCAGAATGCACAAGATCAATTGAGTATCTTTAGTAAAACTGCCAATTCCTTATCTGACAGTATGGTAGCGGCATTCGGTGAAAGTAGTGGTGCAGCACAAGCAGCATTCGCCGTAAGCCGTGGGATTACGATAGCTCAAACAGTTCTCAGTATTCAAAGTGCACTTGCTCAGGCATTGGCAACCCCATTCCCTGCTTCACTCGCGGCATATGCTCAAGTGGCTAGCCTAGGTCTATCCATCATCAGCACAGCGAAGGGTGCCAGTCATGGGCAGTTTCACGGTGGTGTTGATGAACTACCATCAAGTTATGATAACAAGTCTTTTGTTTTGAAAGCAGGGGAACGTGTAGTACAGCCAGAAGCAAATAAGAAACTTACTAAATTCCTTGATGGTCAAACTAAAGGAAGTTCTACAGCTGGTGATATTACCGTGAATGCACCCTTGATAGTTCAAGGTGATGTATCAGGTTCAGATGCAAAGTTTAATGAAATGCTCAAGAAGCACTCCAATTCAGTAGCACAAGCAGTACGTGATTCACAAAAAAGAAACACCTAATAATGGGGCTTAATGCCCCTTTATTATTATAAATACCATATAAAACTAAAAGAGGTATTTATGACAAGCTTTTCAAATAATGTGAAGGTAACAAACTTTCAAATTAAATCAGTGGAACCTATCTATAGTAATCAAACTTGGACCGGGCAACGAATACTACGAAGTACTGGCATTCAGTACAATCAAATTTCTTTTACACTGAACTTTAATCCAACAGCACTCAATGAAGTGAACTCATTCCTTGCCCAATACTCACAGGGTAAACCTTTCACTTTAGGATTAGGTATTGCGGGTGTTTATTATGGGGAACAAACTGGTGCTTTAAATACCAATGCCTCAGCAGCTAAAGGTACTCGAATTATCACTACTAATCCCAATCAAATGGCGATAGGTGAAATGATTCAATTCACTAACCATAAAAAGCTTTACCGGATTATAGACCGCACTGATACGACACTAACCATATTCCCTGTACTACAAAATACAGTACAAGCAAGTGAAACAATTTTTTATAACAACTTAATCATTGAGGCAGTACTTGATCCTGATAATGATTACACAATGCCAGTAGGTAACATTATGAATGTAAATCTTAAGGCAACGGAGAATATTGTATAATGGATGATTCAATTCTAACAAATCCAAATTTATTAAAATACTGGAAATTAGTAAGGGGTACCGACAAAACCAGATTGTCAATGATGGAAGTTATGAGCCTAGGTGTAAACGTCACGTGTTTTGATGTATTACCAAAAGGTAGTAATGGTTTTCATTGGACTGATTCCCTAATAGATATTTCACTCAACAATAATCAGTACATAAGTTTCCCCGATATCATTAGTGGTTCATTGCCGTCATATTCAGAAACTAAAGGCATCAATAATGATGCTATCAATTTCAAAGTGAGTAATGTAAATCAATCAGTACGTGCATTAGCACTTGGTGGTTTTCTCAAAGATGCAAAAATGAATATTACATTGGTTATCTTAAATCCATATGACAGTACCGTATTGTACTCAATGCTTATGTTCAGTGGCTTTATCGATTATGTACAGGCCACCGCCGATCCCAATGATAAAACCAATGAAATGACTATCTATGTTAACAGTGTTTATAAAAAATTGGATAGACAACCGGCATTGATAGCAGCTAATTCAGTATATCAATCGATATATACAGGTGATGAGTACTTTTCATTACTAGGGCAAGTTAATCAAAATCAAGATTGGAAATACAAATAATGCATAACGAAATTATTAAAATTATACAGGACGCAATTGATAATCCATACCAGTACGGTACTAATGATTGCAATCTTATAGTACTAAAAATAATCGATTTGATTAATGGTACTACAACATTATCAAAACGTAAGTATAAGACAATTAAACAAGGAATCGCGGGGCTTAATAAGCAAGGATGGAATCATACAGGTGAAATTGTAGAGGCTTATTGTGATGAAGTACAACACACTATAGATGGTGATATTTGGCTTGATCCAGACAACCCTTTAATTATGGCGTTGGTCGCGTCGAATAGAATATTAGGTGTTAATAAAGAACATAATGGTTTTGAACTTCAATATAAACCAACAAAAGGAAAGTACTATAGAGTAAGGAAACACAGGGATGGGTAAGAGTTTAGGTGGTTTTTTTGGTGCGGTCATTACAGCAGTAATAGTCGCAGCGGCAGTATATTTTACAGGTGGTACAGCGTTAGCCGCACTAGCATGGGGAGCAGCAGCAGGGGCAGTCTCATTAGTTTCTACGAGTATGCTTAGCCAACTTGGTGTAGCGAGTTACGGCGATGTTTCTGACACATTATCGCGTAGTACTTCACCAACTACTGGATTGCCCGTTATCTATGGTGGGCAGTATCCACATAAGAACGGCACAAATGGTGGCTCATACGTACTTACAGGTTCAATAGTAAGCTGGTACAACGTTCAGAATAATTCAAGTCAGTACTTATTCAGTGAACAGGCAGTAGCTTATACCGGTACTGAAAAATATATCAATCAAATTTATATTGATAATGAACCTGTACTGGATTCCCCAATAACACAAGATGGAATTGTATCGAATGTTAGCATAGCAGATAAGTACAAGCCATATTTGCAATTAGAAGTCAGATTTGGTGGGGATTATACAAGTGCTAAATCTTTAGCATCTCAGTATGCTGGCCCAAAATGGACAAATAAATTTCTCGGTAAAGGCATTGTTTCCATCAGTGTTGTTATCAAGAAAACACAGGATTCATTAAGTAAAGGTATTCTTGTAAATGATCAATTCGCACTAACGTGTGAAATGAAAGGGCAGGTGATTTTAGACTTTGTTAGCGGTAAAAATATTGCATCGAGTAATCCACCAAGCATCATATATGATTACTTAACTAATCCAGTATACGGAATGGCGATCGAATCAGCATTAATAAATCTTGATACCTTTATTGAAACAGCAGTATTTTGTGATTCAATGAAATATTATGCTAATGGTGCTATTAGTTATTCGAGTACTTTTAAAGATAACATCGAAGGTATTTGTCAATCTTTTGGTGGCATCATGTATGTTCATGGTGGACAAATCTGTATCACAACTGATCGTAAAACTATTGCAGTACAATCATTCAATGAACATAACATGGTTGGTTCGGTACAGATCTCAACATCAGGGAGCACTGATTATTTCAATACGGTAGATTGCAAATACACGAATCCTAATAGCATGTATACCACTGACGTTGTACGTATACCCAGTGATATTACTACTGACGAGGCAATACGTACTGATGGACAGGTAATAGCACTAAGCCGTGATTACACATGGTCTTATGATCAGAATGTCATAGCAAAAATGGCTAATGTTGATGTACTAAAAGCAAAATATGCATTGAGAACTATTAGCTTTACAACTTCTGAAGGTTGGGATTTAAAAGTATGGGATGCAATCAATGTAAGTAATTCTGAATTAGCCATTAATGGTAAATTCAAAGTACTTTCAAAAGAAGTAGCCACAGATCAAGAAAACATTGGTTATGTAACCATTACCGCAGTAGAAGCCCCTGATGCTATGTATGATGGTGTAGATGCTGGAATATGGTCACCAAGTGGTGTAATTAATTTTCCGCAGCTACAGGTACTCCCACCAAGCAATCTACAGGCAGTACGTAAGGGGAATACAGTATCTGGTACTATCATTGATTTAGCTTGGAGTCCAAGTAATGACCCGTATTTGAGGGGATACAATGTGTACTACAGGTTATCCAGTGCACCTAATTGGACATTTGCAGGTAATACCTCTACTCAGAAGTTAGATTTTGAATTGTTTGGTTTATCAGATACTGAAAGCTATGATTTTGCCGTTGAGGCATATAGTAATATTGGACTTGTTAGTACTAAAATAACATTAACAGGTCAAGTACCAACATATGACTTTACATTACCTTCGGTCACTAATGTTCAGTTAGCTAATCGTACTGTTGGCAACTTTGAGACTGATTCAGAAGATTTTAATATTACATGGGACTCACAAAAGAACTTAAATGTTAATGGGCATCCATTTAGTGATTACTTCAAGTACTACACAATTAAAATTTATAATGGTAATACTTTAATCGATACTTTCTATACTCAAAGTAATTCTTTCAATTATACATTTGCATTAAATAGTACTAACGTTCGTAAACCTACCATTGGAATTATTGCACAGGGATTCAATTCAGGTACATATTCACAAGAAGTAAAAATCACGGTAGAGAATAAACAATGTAAAATAGCAACTGGTGCAAGCTTTACAGGCGGTTTTGGTAATATGTTTGTATCATGGGATCAATCCATTGAACGTGATTATGCAGGTTGTGCTGTTAGTATTGTGAATGGTAATTCTTCAAGAATATTCATTTCTAATAAACCGACATTTGACAGTATCAATGTTGTTGATGGTACTTATAAAGTGAAGCTAGGCTTTTTCGATGTGTTTGGGCAAGATAATATTCAGTACACGCCAGAACAGACAATATCATTAAACTCTAAGTATGTTTTCACTGATGAAGACGCGAAAGAGATTAATAGTATTCTTGAATTAGATGACCGCTTAACAGATACGCTTAATGATGCTGTAAATATCGCTAATAGCAATGCTAGTACTATAGTGTCTGCGTCAGAAAGTCGCACTAATGATAAAATTACGGCTACAGAGAAAACACTAACCACACAAATTACTGGTGTTAATAGTGCTCTTTCACAACGATTAAGTACTGTTGAAAGTACTACAAATGGAAATACAAGCAGTATTACATCGTTACAACAGACAGTGACTAATAATAACGCTGCACAATCTCAGAGTGTGACTCAATTACGCTCAGATGTTAATGGTCAGATTGGTACGGTTAATCAGCAAATGCTAACTAAGGCAGATGCTAGTACCGTTAACAGTAGTTATTCATTATCGGTGAATGCCAATGGAACCGTTGCAGGCATGCGACTGGTAGCCAGTGATGGTAGTACCAAGAACAGTGCAATCTACTTTGCAGCAGATAAGTTTATTGTCTCAGGGAGTGGTACAGCAACTGTAGGCGGCACAGCACCCTTTGCAGTAGTGAATGGTACTACATACTTGAACAATGCAGTTATCCAGTCTGGAAGTATTGGTAGTGCTTACATTGCTGATGGAAGTATTACTAACTCCAAGATTGCAAATGCCAGTATCAATGATGCAAAAATTATTGATGGGAGCATTACTAACGCCAAGATTGGGAACGTGATCAGCTCCAATAACTGGGATGGTGGATACAATGGCTGGGCTATCACTAAAGATGGTTATGGAGTGTTCAATAACATCACTGTTCGTGGTCGCGTAGAAGCTTCATCAGGAAGTTTTACAGGTTCGATCAATGCAACAGATGGTACATTCCGTGGAACTGTCTATGCTCAAGATGGTGACTTCCAAGGTACAATATACGCGAATAAAATTGTTGGTGACTTAATGGACGCTGTATTTGGTGCTCCTTTTGCCAATACTAGATCTATGGGAAATAACACCACATTTGATGTCAATTTTTGTAATGTACAACAACAATCCTTTGCATATAAGCTTGCGATTCGAGGTACTCTAAAAGTCGGGCTTGCGGTTTCAGCCGGAAGTATCGGGAATGGTACTGGTTCATATGTACAATTGTTTATGGATAATGACTTATTGAGTCAATGGGGTGGGCAAGGACAAGCAAGTGCGTCTGCACAAGTTGATCTAAGTAATCAATCAATCACTATTCCAGCAGGCAATAGTGCTAGAAGACTATGGTTTAGAATAGTGAACCAATCAAATAGTACTGTTAATGGCTGTGGTATTATTGGTAATCCAGACTTGTGGGTAATGAAGAATGCTCATACCATATGGCTATAAATATTAATAACAATAATAATAAAACAGGAAGTTATTCATATGGAAATTGGCAGTATTTTGGCTATTCTTATTTCTGTTTTTGTTTTTCTATATGCGATATTCCGTGATAATTCTAAAGATACAGATGAACTTATAGAGCGAATACAAGAAATTGAGACTAAAGTTGCAGTACAGGAAAGTAGTATTGAACGTATTGAAACTGAGTTGGATAAAGTGCGTGACACTCTCAGGAATCTGGAAGTACAGATGCATGAATTAGATCTAAAAGTAGAACGTATCCTTACTATATTAGAACAAAAGCAGAGATAAGAATATGAAGGGATGGTGTGTTATTGCCATCCCTTTTTTTTATTTGTTAGTAAGTACTAAAATCATTTGATTCAAACGGTTTGGTGTTTGTTTGTACCATAATGAATCTTTAGATTCCTTTATCGCAGTTTTATAGTCCTGTACTTTCAATGCAGCTAACATTTTACGAAACTTCTGCACACCACCTAGACCAAGTTGATAAATCATTATTACCATGAAATCTTCCCAATCTTGAGGTAAGGCTAAACTAAGTTTTGAGTACTGAATTCTTGCAATATTGATATCCTCTGAAAGTAATTCATCTGCCTGTTGTTCAGTTATACCATTTGTGAAGTTTTCAGAAGTTATCAAATGTCCATACCCGATAGTACTTTTCCCAAGTGAGTCTTTATATGGATAAAATTTATTATCTCTAAAGTACCCGCGAGTTTTTTGATACAGTTTAGTACCTTCATATTCCTTTAATCTTTCATCAATTCTCATAAATATTCCTATAGTTAATTAATATGGAAATATTTATATGGAATGGAATTACTCAATGGACTGGTCAGAAGATGATTTATTAGACGGTAATTATTGTGGGTTTGTATATATGATTGAATTCCCTGAAAGTGGTGAAGTGTACTATGGGATGAAGCAAATATATAAACATGTGAAACGTGCGGAACAAATTAAACATGATTCAATTGAGAACAATTGGAGAGATTACACAAGTAGTAGCAAGATAGTTAATAGGATGATAGGCGAGGGTATGCAGTATAAGAAAACCATTCTATGGGGATTTCCTACAATGGCGGAAACTGCATATATCGAAACTGCGATAATAATTACCGAAGGACTAAAGCCTGATATCTTAAATTTAGCTTTGTCACATAAATGTAGATTGCCTACTGGTGTTACTAAGAAAAGATTACGCGGAGTGCTACAACAAATTTTAGAATGGTTAAATTGAGGTAAATATGAGTAGGGTAAGTGGCGTAGGTGATGTACAGAACTATATAAACAAAACGGGTAATAAATTAGGTAAAGATTTTCAGGGGGAATTAATCAAACGTTCCCGTGCACTTGCCCTGAAAATGCAACAAGATTTGAATAGATCGGTTGATAAAGGTGGGGTTAGTTTTACACAACGTTCAATACTTTTCATATACAAAAAAAATGATACAGGTGTAACTACTTCAATACTTGTGAAAGACCAACAAGCTAAGTACTTATACGATATTCTCGTTAAGCCTAAAGCAGTTGACAAAATAGTGCCGACCAGTGCAGCTAAACTAACAGCTCAAGGTAATATCTCAGGGCTGAAAAAGAATCTGGCAAGCGGTCGATACAAAATAGTGAAGGGAAAGAATGGCAAACAAAAATTGATTGATACCACAAAAAAAGATACTAAGAATAAAACAAAACGTATTGTTGGTTTACGTGAGTCCAAAAAGCGGAAGATTATCTATGACTTTTATAATGAAGCAAATAATGGAGTACGTCTAATGGTATCAGGTATCAAAGGTACGTTTAGGATTACAAGGATTTAATATGGATTTTAAACAACATTATGGTGAACTTACAAGTGATATTCGATTGAATGGTATCGTACCTGATGGTAATAGCATGCCAGTGAATGCAATATTTCTAACTAAGAAATTTAAAAAAATGATCAAAGATAGTGGATATATCATCAATGACTTTATGAATGTATGTTTTGAAAAACAGCAGGCATTCAAAAGTAATGAAAATCTAACGTGGGAACTTCAAGATTTAGTACTTGATGTTTTTGTGATTGATGAGAAAAAACTATTCGTTAAAGGGAAACACTTTTGGGTGTATGCAATAGGGATAAAAGAATGATAGGGATTAATGCGATCATCGAATTGATCAAAACGGGTTTTAGTTTCTTCCAGAAAAAGGAACAAAACAAACAAGAAATTGATGCACAAAATAGTCACGAGCAGAACAACATAACGCTTGAGGAAACAAGAAAGGGCTTCACATGGCGTCAGGGGTTAGGATGGGTACTAACATTTATTGTTTTCTATAACTATGTAGTGATACCGCTGTTAGCACTATGTGGCTTTGTACTACCATCGATACCACTTGATGAAGTGTGGCGTGTGTTGATAATTTTAATTGGTGGTAATTAATTATTCTCTACAAACATTCTATTAATGTGTTTATACATTTCTTCAATAAAACGCGGTCTGTCAATCATGGGGTTCAGAATTAGCTCGCTTTTTTCTTTTACCTTTATGTCGTATTCTGCTGCCGAGAGATGTTCAGTGTTAACAATTTTTATAATAAGCTTTTCTGAATAATCTTGTGAAGATAAATCAACTCCTAATAGTTTGAAAATGGTTTCGGTTGTTAATTTCCCATTAATAATTTCAGATAGTTTTTTTTGATAGAAAATGTTTAGAAAAACAACCAAGCCAATTGCAGCCTGTGATGCTTCCAATGGTTTAGCTTTGAATGATGCTAGAATAAGTGCTGCAATTCCAAAAGCCTTTTCAGCTTCTCTCAGACTACAATCATTTCTTTTTAGTAATATAGATAAAACCTCGTATATAGTTTCATATTCTTTATTGCAATTGAATATTGTTAAGTAGAGATGTTCACAATACTTACTGATTGAAGATTTATTAAACTTTGTTTCTGGCTCTTTAGGTAATGTAAACCAGTGTGTAATGAACTTGCTTAAGTATAGAGAGGCATCAATTTCTCCATACCTATTGGTGATTGATTTTTCAAACTGATCTCTGTTCATGGAAAGTACAAATATAAAATTTTTAGCAGAGAAAACATGTTTTATTTTTTCCAATATTTCTAACGAAAAGTCAGGCCTTGCTCTATCTAATTCATCAATAACAAATATAATACGTTTATCTACTGCTATCTTTTCTAAGATGTTTTTAAAATGTATGATGCTTTCCTCATCTCTCTTAGCTCCTTTTATCTTGTCCTCAATAAATTTATCAAGTGGATCTGTTAATGAATCCGAAATAGTATCAGCAGAGTTTTCAATAATGCTACCGTCAACCAAACCAGAAGTAGCAACCTTAATACCGACTTTTGTTGCGATGCTGAATAAATTTTTCCCAACCACTTTTGCAGTAGTGATGAATTTTTTCTTTAATGGGTGATTTTCTTCGTCGATCAAACTATATATTTTAGAAGCTAATGCCAAAAAAGCATCTTGCTGATAGTCATGCTCAAATGCATCGAAGTAGATCATTTGTAGTTTAGACGTTGAGTTATTGTTTAGCCTACCTTCCCAGAGCCTTAGAAATGTTGTTTTGCCATTCCCCCAATTATCGTCTATGCCGAAAACCAAGCTTTCATCTTCTGCATTAGTAATTATGTTTTCAAGCTGGATTGCAAAATTTTCTCTTCTGAATATATCATTCTGATTGGTAAACCCTTCGCTACAATCAATTTCTTTAGGTGTTAATCTCATTCTCGCCATCCCGAAGATAAATATCTCTTTAATAAGAGATTTTATCATATGGCAAGAATTACAAAAAAGGAATCTGCTAATCACATAAAAGTAATGGATTTAGTACATTCAGATAAGCAACTAACACAAGATGATAAAGAATTCATATTCAATAACTATAGGAGGATGGTATAGGTGCTACTGGTGCTTTCTTCACGCCTGAAATGCTCGCTTGGGACTTCATATTAGATGCAGGGTGTAATGATGATTGCATAGAGCTTTGTGCGGGCATTGGGCGTCTCAGTTATTACCAGTACATAAGAAATGATCCCACACATATCACTTGTGTTGAGTTAAACCCTGAATACGTGATGATCGGCAGACGAGTACTTCCAGAGGCTGAATGGATATGTGCTGATGCTCTCCAGTACTCTCCTGATCGTTTCTATCGTGTGGCCTATGGCAATCCACCATTTGGAAAGATCAACACGTCAGAAGCGTTTGTGGGGCGTTATACGGGGGGAGAATTTGAGTACAAGATAATTGAGCATGCTTCAACATTTTCCTCCTATGGCGTATGGATAGTACCGCAAGGTTCAGCCGGATTCGTTTACTCAGGTGTTCATTGCTACGAAAGACGGGAATCAGGGAAGTACAAGAAATTCTCTGAACAGACCGGATGTACTTTTGAGGCAGGGTGCGGGATTGATACAAGTATCTATAGAGATCAATGGAACGGGACGAACGTAGTGTGTGAGGTAGTTACAGTTGAGTACAAAATGTGATCCTCTCGAAATAAAACACAATATATAGTTGTTTGTGTAATCCATTGTGCCATATGATGTGTTTTCACTATACAAGAGGACTGTGTTTATGGGCAAGAATCAACATGTAGTACCTCATGACGGTCAATGGGCTGTGAAGGGAGCCGGAAACACTAAGGCTACTTCCCTACATCAGACTCAACAGCAGGCCATTGATGCAGCACGAACAATTTCACAAAATCAAGGAAGCGAACTTCTGATTCATGGAAGGGATGGGCAAATTCGTGCCAAAGACTCACATGGTAAAGACCCTTTCCCTCCAAAAGGATAG